CTCCAACGACCGCCCCATCCTGTGGGGTCTGTTCGTCCCTACGAAACCCGCATCGGCTGTTCTGGCCTGCGGGTTTTTGCGTTTCTGAGCCAGCCGGGCCGAGGCGTTTGATTCCATGCCAAACATTCAAAGCAAATCAAGCGGCTCCCGCGGTGGAGCGAGGAAGGGTGCAGGGCGAAAGCCAGGGTCTGCAACGCAGCGCACCCGGGTGATCGCCGACCGCGCGATGGCCGATGGCCTGACGCCGCTGGAATACATGCTCAAGGTCATGCGCACCGAACCGGACCCGACGCTTGAGCCGCGCGAACTGACGAGCGCCATCGTGATGCGGTTCGAAGCCGCCAAGGCTGCGGCGCCTTACATCCACCCGCGCCTCGCCGCGGTCGAGCACAGCGGCCCCGACGGCGAAGCACTGATGCCGCCGGTGATCCAGTTCGTGCGCGATGCAGATCCGGCTGAGTAGCCCGCAGTTCGAATTCGTCACCGCCACCGAGCAATTCCCCGCGTTCTGCGGCGGCTTTGGGGCTGGGAAGACCTACGCCGGGGTGTGCCGGGCGATCGCCAGGAAACTGCAGCATCCACGCCAGTCGGTGGCCTACTACCTGCCGACCTATGACATGGTGCGCACGATCGGGTTCCCCCGGTTCGCCGAAGTCATGGAACCGATGGGCCGGCCGCGCCGGTTCATCAAGACCGACGCCACCATCGATTTCGGTGAGTGGGGGCAACTCATGTTCCGAACAATGGACACGCCGGAGCGGATCATCGGCTACGAGGTGGCCGACAGCCTGGTGGACGAGCTTGACACGCTGCCGACCATCAAGGCGCGGGAAGCCTGGAACAAGATCATCAGTCGAAACCGGCAAAAGAAGCCGGACGGAAGCCTGAACACTGTCGGGATCGTGACCACGCCCGAAGGGTTTCGGTTCGTCTATGACCGCTGGGTCAAGAATACGGCGCCAGGGTATCGGCTGATCAAAGCGCCGACCGAGACAAACGCCAAACACCTGCCGGACGGGTACGTCGACAGCTTGCGGGCGAGCTACCCGTCGCAACTGCTGGCCGCCTACCTCGACGGCGAGTTCGTCAACCTGACCGCCGGCAGCGTCTACCCCGAGTTTGACCGCGCGCTGAACGCCAGCGCCGAGACGGTCAGGGACAAGGAAACGCTGCACGTTGGCATGGACTTCAACGTCAGCCACGGGGCCGCGGTGGTCCACGTGCTGCGCGGGGATGATCCGCACGCGGTCGCCGAGCTGACCGAGGTTTTCGATACCCCGGCGATGGTCCGGCTGCTGACCGATCGGTTCAAGTCCCGCGGCCACAGCCTGATCATCTATCCGGACGCCAGCGGGAAGCACAGGAAGAGCCAGAACGCCAGCGAGTCCGACTTCGCGCTGCTGCGCCAGGCCGGATTCACGATCTGCGTAAACCCTGGCAACCCGGCGGTCAAGGACCGGGTGCTGAGCGTGAACGCAATGCTGCACAAGGACGGGCGCCGACGGTATCGGGTGAACCCGGAAACCTGCCCGCACCTGGTCGAAGCCCTGGAAAAGCAGGCATACGACAAGTTCGGCGAGCCCGACAAGACCAGCGGCATGGATCACGTGCTGGACGCCGCCGGGTACGTGATCGTCTACCGATACCCGATCGCCAGGCGCACCGCCATCGTGACGCAGTTGCGCATGTAGCCGCCCGGCCAAGTGTCGGCCAAGTGTCGGCACCGACACTTCGCATGCGCATGTAGGCCGCGCAAAGACTCGCAAAGACTCGCTGAGACTCGCAAAGACGCGCTGAGACTCGCAAGCATTGACAACCCCAAGCCCGCCGGCCACCGCCCGCGGGCTTTTTGCTTTGGATTCCATGAGCACTGTTGACACCCCATCGAACGAGGTTCGCGCGATGGCGGCCAACATCGACCTCGCCAAGGCCCTGCTGGGCGGCACGAGCGCGATGCGCGCTGCCGGCGAACGGTATCTGCCCAAGTGGCCCAACGAGCAGCAGGAGTCCTATTCCTGCCGCCTGGCGGTCTCGACGCTGTTCCCCGCCTACGGGCGCACCGTCGAGACACTGACCGGCAAACCGTTCAGCCAGCCGGTGACGGTGAACGACGACGTGCCGGGCGTGATCCGGGCGCTGCTGCCGGCGATCGACAGCGAGGGGCGCAACCTGGACGCATTCGCCGCCCAGGCGCTCGAGGTGGCGCTGGGCTACGGACTGGCCGGCATCCTGGTCGACTTCCCACGCATGGACGGGGTGAAGACCCTGGCCGACCAGCGCAACCGCGGCGCGCGGCCGTACTTCGTGCTGATTAAGCCCGAGGCAATCGTAGGCTGGCGGGTCGCGCGGGACGGGGCGATGTGGCGGCTGACCCAGCTTCGGCTGATGGAAACCGCCACCGAGGCGGACGGCGCCTATGGCGAGCGCGAGGTCGAGCAGATCCGCGTGCTCGAGCCCGGGCGCTGGGAAGTGCACCGCAAGAACAGCAAGGGCGAATGGGCGATGGTCGAAGAGGGCCTGTCGACCCTGGCGCAGATCCCGTTCGTGCCGATCTACGGTCGGCAGACGGGATTCATGCGCGCAGTGCCCCCGCTGCTCGAGGTCGCGCACCTGAACGTGCAGCACTGGCAGTCGTCCAGCGATCAGCAGAACATTCTGCACGTCGCTCGCGTCCCGATCCTGACGGTCATTGGCGCGAGCGACGATACCGAGATCACGGTGGGCGCATCCAGTGCGGTGAAGCTCCCGCAGGGTGCCGATATGAAATGGGTCGAGCACACGGGCGCGGCGATCGGAGCCGGCCGCCAGGATCTGGTCGACCTCGAAGAACGCATGCGCCAGGCGGGCGCCGAACTGCTGGTGATCGCACCCGGCAAGATCACGGCGACCCAGGTGGCGACCGAGAACGCTGTGGGCATGTGCGCCCTGCAGCGGATCACGCTGGGCCTGCAGGACGCCCTGAACAGCGCCTTGCAGCTCATGGCAGACTGGATGAATCTGCCCACGGGCGGCACGGTTACGATTTTCAACGACTTCGGCGCCCAGTCGCTGGCCGAGGCGAGCGCGCAACTGCTGCTCGATGCGAACATGGCTGGCAAGATCAGCGATGTCACGCTGATCAGCGAGTGGAAGCGGCGCAACATCCTGGGCGCCGACGTGGACGCGGAATCCGAGCGCGGGCACCTGGACGACCAAGGGCCGAGCCTGGGCACGATGCCCGATCTGCCGACCGCCCCGCCGGCGCCGAACCTCGAGACGGCTGACGACACCGCGGCGGCCTGATGATCTCGGTCAACGACCGCCTGGCCGATGCGGCCGTGCATCATGCCGTCGATCTGGCGCAGTACAGCACGGGCACGGTCCGCCGGATCATCGCGCTTCTGAATCGGACCGATGCGGACCTGATGGCGCAGTTGACCACGGCCCTGGCCACGATGGACCCGGCCTCTTTCACGGTCGAGCGCCTGGACGCCGTGCTGGCGTCGGTGCGATCGCTGAACGTGCAGGCGTACCAGCGCGTCGAGATGGCGCTCACTGACGAGCTGCGCGACTTTGCCGCGGCGGAATGGGCGTACCAGCAGAACGTGTTGCCGGCAGTCGGGATTCCGGTCTCGGTGTCGTTCGCCAGCGCATCGGCCGGCCAGGTGTATGCCGCGGCGATGTCCCGGCCATTCCAGGGTCGCCTGTTGAGCGAGTGGGCCAAGAGCATCGAGGCCGACCGCATGGTGCGCATTCGGGACGCGATCCGAATTGGCTACGTCGAGGGCCAGACGAACGACCAGATCATCAAGCGTATTCGCGGCACGCGCGCCAAGGGATACTCGGACGGGATCATCGAGATCGACCGGCGCAACGCCGAGGCGGTGGTGCGGACTGCGGTGATGCACACGGCGGCCGGGGCCAGGGACGAGATGTTCCGGCAGAACAAGGATGTGATCAAGGCGATCCAGTGGGCCAGCAAGCTCGACACGTCCACAACCGAAATCTGTCGCATCAGGGACCGCAAGCTCTACAGCCCCGACGATCACAAGCCGGTCGGGCACGCAATCCCCTGGGGATCCGGCCCGGGCCGCGCGCACTGGCGCTGCCGCTCGACCGCCATCGCGGTGGTCAAGTCGCTGTCCGAACTGAGCGGCATCGAGGGCATGCCCGAGTTCCCAGTGGGCATGCGGGCGAGCATGGACGGCGCCATCCCGGCCGACGTGTCGTACAGCCAATGGATTCAGAAACAGTCGG